CAGTATATGCTCCATATATTCCAATTATGATGACTCCTACTGTTCTTGACCCTGAGAATTTCACACCAAGAAAAGGAATTCAAACAAGGTATGCCAAGAAAATGGTAAGACCTGAATTCTATGGTAAGATTTATGTAGGAGGTCTTGAGACCATCTAAAAAATATTATAGATAATATTACAAAGAGACTCTAATTTTTAGGGTCTCTTTTTTTATTTATGTATATTTATATATGAATACCAAACAATAAATAAATGAGTGAAAACAAAGAGAAGAGGACACCGAAGTCAGATGTTAAATTTTCAATCTCATTATCAGATGAGCAAAGAGTAGCAAAGGAGCAAATATTAAGACATCCCTACAGTTTTGTACTAGGAGAGGCAGGAAGTGGGAAAACTCTATTAAGCATACAGATAGCCTTAGATAAGTATTTTAAGAGAGAGGTCAATAAGATAATAATATCGAGACCTACGGTAGCTAATGAGAATAATGGTTTCTTGCCCGGCACGATAGAGGAGAAAATGCAGCCATGGTTAATACCCATCATAGATAATTTAAGAAAAGTATATAATAAGAATGTAGTTATAGATAAAATGTTGGAAGAAAAGTCCATAGAAATAGTATCACTATCCCATTTTAGAGGTAGAACTTTTGACAATGCAGTTTGTATACTAGATGAATGTCAAAATTTAACTTCAGAGCAAACAGCTATGTGTTTAGGGAGATTAGGTAAAGAAAGTCAAATGATATTCTGCGGAGATATGAAGCAGGTTGATTTAAAAAACTTATATGATAGCGGATTATCTAGGTTATCTAAATTAAAAAACAGTTCATACGTGTATATAGTAGAATTGGAAGAGAACCACAGGCATCCTGCATTAAAAGAAGTTTTAGGATTGTATTATTCATAAAGTAAAATAGTAGTATGAAAGTTTTTAAAATGCCTTGGAAGCAGCAGACAGTTAATTTAGAATCTGTAATTTTAGTTGAGAAGATGTCTTCTAAAAGTAGATTAGATTTAGAAGAAATAATTATTACAGATGATGATATTGAATGTATTAATTGGAAATCCAATTATAAATTAGTTGGATTATATGAAGTTTATGTGGATAAAGAATCTTATGAAAAAAGAGTTATTCCTATTGATATTGTAAAATATACTATTGAAAAATCTTGGGAAGATGTTCAATCAAAAGATATATCAGACATACTTTTAGAAACTATGCATACCTATAAGTTAGATACTCAAGAATTTTCTAAAGGAGAAGTAGTTATATTATAGAATAATATATAAAACTGTACTATTTATATAAAAGAATAGTATGGCAGCAGGTTTATATAATTTCATAATAGAACAAGGTACAACTGTAGATTTAAGAGTTGACTATAAAGACTCTAACGGAGTTCCATTTGACTTAACTAATTTCAGTGCAAGAATGCAGATACGAAATGCACCTAAAGGTTCAATAGTATATGCAAGACTTACATCGGCAATGACTCAATGTGGAACAGGACTTGATTTAACCCCTACTGTAGGCAATCTAACGTATCCAAAATCTTCAGGTAGTATAGGCATTAGTATAAGTGCTGCATCATCATCTGCGTTCTCATTTGACCAAGCTTACTATGATTTAGAAATAGTTAGTGGTAGTGGTGCTTGTGAAGTTGTTACAAGATTATTACAAGGAAAAGTAAAACTAAGTAAAGAGGTAACATTCTGATGTCAAGGAGAATAGTAATAAACAATGACGATGAGAGAATAACACTGAATTCCCGAAGTTCACCTGAGATTGTTGTAGTAAGTAAGAATGAAACTAAGGTAGTTACAGTAAGTTCGGTAGGGCCGAGAGGGCCGAGAGGATTCCTCGGTGGAACATTATTTGGTCAAACGGGAAGTTTCTATACTACTACTAATAATTTAAAGGTAACAGGTTCTTTATATGCTTCCCAATTTTTTGGAAGTGGGAATGGTCTATATAACATACCAACAACATCAATAATAAATTTTGATTCAGAAGTTTCAAAGTCAATGTTTCCGTATGTAGGAAAAGCTGAGATAACAGGTTCTGTACAAATATTAAGACCTAATATAATAGCAGGTTTAGATTTTTTTATAATAAGGTCAGGTTCTTTTAATGCTCTTACAGTAACATCAAATGGAGTACTTAAATTAGGTGAGTTCAATGAATTACCACCACCTGTTGCAGGAGGATTAGCCTATAGTAAAGCAAATTTTTGGATAGGAGTATAATAATGATTTTTTCTTAAATAAATATATATTTATAGTAAATATAAAACTACGTAACAATGGCTCAATGGAAAAAAGTATTAGTAAGTGGTTCTAATGCACATGTAACATCGATAACTTCTTCAGTACTAACTAATGATAACTTAGTCATTGCAGGAGTTGGTGGTAGATTAGAATCAAGTGGTCTTACATTTAATGGAACTAAACTTAATCTAACAGCAGCAACAGTAATATCAGGTTCTATTTTTTCAGGTTCATTTGTAGGAAATGGTGCAGGATTAACAGGCTTAGTTTCTGCATTAACTATAGTAGATGAATTTGCAGGTTCGGGTACTGTATCACTAAAAACACAAAATCTAACTGTAACGGGAGGTGAAGGTATTGACACAGCAATGTCAGGACAGACACTAACCATTTCAGGTGAAAATTCATCATATACAAATAAAGGTGTAGCATCATTTTCAAGTGGTAGTTTCTCGGTTAGTTCGGGACATGTTTCACTTGCTAATGCCACAACAGGAGCAGTATTAAGTATTCTAGGAACTGCTAATGAAGTTACTGCATCAAGAACTAATGGTACGGTAACTATAGGATTACCTGACAATGTTATTGTTACAGGAGATTTAACTGTAGGAGGTGATTTAGCAGTAAGTGGAGATTTAACTTATATTAACACAACTAATTTATTAGTTAAAGACCCATTTATACTAGTTAACTCAGGCTCAGTAAATACTGATTCGGGTATAGTATTTGGAGGTAGTACAGGTGTAGCAAATAGTGGTTCAGCATTATTTTGGGATGTTAGCTATAATACTAATGATGGTAGATTAGCTGTTGCAAATAATATATCTTGGAATAATACAGGAAATCAAACACCAAGTTATTATGTGGCAGGTGTATTTGAAGGAACTGAAGCTAATGCTGCTACTGCTGAAGCTGACCATGTAGGTAATATAAGAGTAGAAAGTGGACAAATATATATTTACGTATAAATTTGAAATTGTTAATAAATAAAATATTAAAAGTTTTGCCAACAGTTATTAAAAAAGGAATTGCAAGAAGTCTTTCTCCAACCTATACAGAAAGTGGGGAAGAAGTACAATCAAAAATAACATACACTCCTGAAGAATTACAATATGTAATAACAGTATTGGGAGAACAAACATTTAAAATAAAAGATATAGAATTTATATATAATCTTATAATAAAATTACAAGAAGATTATATACAACAATCAAGTAAAAAATAGTGTTTTATAATAATATATAGAATATTAAATAAATTTATTATTGGCCCTATGGGGAAGTGGGCTTCGAATAGAAGTAACCAACCATAATAAAAAATATAAGAAATGCCTAATTGGAAAAAGGTGATAGTCAGTGGTTCTAATGCAGAACTAAACAAGTTAAATGTATCTACATCATTTACAGCAAGTGGTTTATTATACCCTACAGCAGATGGAGTATTAGGACAAGTTTTAGGAACTGATGGTTTAGGTAAATTATCATTTAGTAATGTAACAGTATCTCAAGTAAACACTATAGCTGCATCTTTTACAGCTACCTCATCTATAACAGTACCTCATAATTTCAATTCTAAAAATGTAATAGTATCGGCTTATGATGCTTCTGATTTTTACTTTGTTCCCGAAACTATAAATTTACTTGACAATAATAGAGTAAAATTAACATTCTCTAACCCATCTACAGGACATGTTGTAGTGGCTAAGGGAGGTCATATAGTTAGTGCAAGTATGCAGGGAAACCAAGGACTTGTAGGTGCACAAGGATTTCAAGGACTTAGAGGTTTCCAAGGATTTCAAGGTTTCCAAGGATTTCAAGGTATTCAAGGCCCTATAAGAGAAGTTAGCGAGGTATTCACAGTATCTGCATCTTTTTCCGCTACCTCATCTATAACAGTAACACACAATTTTAATTCTAAAAATGTTATAGTTTCTGTTTATGATGCTTCTGATTTTTACTTCGTACCTAATCAAATTAAATTACTAGACAATAATAGGGTAAAACTATCTTTTATTAGCCCATCAACAGGATATGTCGTTGTAGCAAAAGGAGGACATATTGTTAGTGGTAGTTTATATATAGCAGGCCCACAAGGTCTACAAGGCACTACAGGAATACAAGGAACACAGGGTACACAGGGTACACAGGGTACACAGGGTACACAGGGTACACAGGGAAACCAAGGTATTCAAGGAACTAACGGAACAGTAGGTGTTAATGGAGCTCAAGGCAATCAAGGAACTCAAGGTAACCAAGGTGCTCAAGGAAACCAAGGTGCTCAAGGAACTCAAGGTAACCAAGGTGCTCAGGGTAACCAAGGTGCTCAAGGTATTCAAGGAACAGCAGGTACAAACGGAGCTCAAGGAAACCAAGGTGCTCAAGGTAACCAAGGTATTCAAGGTACAGTAGGTACTCAAGGTTTCCAAGGCAATCAAGGCCCTACAGGAATTCAAGGTACAGTAGGAACTCAAGGAGCAACAGGAGCAAGTGCAGGAATAACATCATACACAAACCCTGCTGATAATAGAGTATTAACATCGGTATCATCAACAGCTATAAATGCAGAAGCAAATTTAACATTTGATGGAAGTACATTAGGTGTATCGGGGCTTACTTACACATCGAGATTACAGGTAGCTGGAAATGGGTCAGATGCAGGTTCTCAGTTATCTCTTTGGGCTGATGCAAATGGTAATACAGGTATAGCAGGATTTAACATTACTTTTAATACAGGTGGTAATAATGCAAGAACACAAAGTTTATTTATATCCAACACAGGAGCAGCTACTTTTAGTAGTACAGTTACTTGTACAACATTAACAGAAACTTCAACTATAAGGATAAAAGAAAATGTAGAAGATATTGAAAATCCCTTAGAAATAGTTAAAAAGTTAAGAGGCATACAATACAACAAGATAGGAAACAATAACAAAGAAATAGGTGTTATAGCAGAAGAAGTATACGATATTTTACCACAGATTGTTAACTTGGACGATGAGAATCAACCATCTTCTGTGTCTTATGGTAGATTAACAGCATTATTAATAGAGGTTGTGAAAAAACAAGATGAGCAAATTGAAAATCTAACAAAAAGGATTGAGGAGTTAGAAAATAAATTATAAATAAACTAAATAAACTAAAATGAAAAAGTACTATCAAGTAGAGAATTATGGAAATGGGTTTATTACTCACCAAGAAAATGAAACGGCACATGTTGCAGGATATCCGGGCAATATTTGGGTGACAGAAAACACAACATGGGCACAAAGAGTAAATGCTGTTGAAAAGACTAAAGCGGAGGCACAAGCTATTGTAGATGCTGCTGTCGAGGCAAGTTATGTCCCACCCAATAGCACAACACCTCCACCTATTGTTTTACCTTAAAAATTAAATATGAGTAAAGAGTTGCAGATTACGGAAGATTTACGAGAGATTGTAAATGTTTTAAATGAAGAAGATGCTAATACTATTTTATCATTAAAAGATGAGTTAGTTGATAATTGGCATAAGAAGCAGATTTTTAGAACAGAGACAGAAATGAGAGTCTCTGTTTTAAATGACGCTAAACACCCTACAAATGCTTCTAAATATTGGCAATCAGTCAGAGAGATGTCAGCACATTTTGATGCATTGATGAATTTATCTTTTGATTTGAGAAAGAATACGGTAGAGAATTTAAGATATAATAGACAGATGGAAGAGTATACGGAAGACCCTAATGCTAATAGATTTGACATCATGGAACTTGAAATTGATATTGATAGAAATTTATATGATAGGTCATGTATGTTACAAGTAGCTAAAGATAGGGTTAGGGAATTAAGTTTATGGAGTACAATTAAGAAAGAATTAGACGATAATTCTTTTGATGCAGAAAATGTAAACACTCACCAAGCAGAGTCTTTGCATAGGTATTTTGAGAATAGGGTTAAGTCTTTAAATGATTCATCTGCCCCGGGGGAAATCATCAATGCCATGGGCCCGTACCTATCCTTCAATCGATTAAAAACAGATGATGGTAAATTAAGAAATTTTTTGGGAGAAGTATCTGAAGACACTAAAAAGAAGTTAAACTAGTTTTATGACCAATTTCATTTATGCTAAAAAAAATGCTATATCAATTAATACATGTTACAATCTGATAAAAGCATTTGAAGAATCTGATTTAAAACAAGCAGGAGTTCTATACGGCCCAAACGGAATATCCTCAGACAGCGACAAGAAATCCACAGACATCACATTTGACCCATCGTTCCTAAAGAAAGAACCATGGGCAATGTTATTAGAAGAGGTAATCTCATCGGTTCAAAATGGAGCACTAGACTATTTGAATAGACATTCCACAGCTATGACTAAAATGGATGCTATTGATTTGTACACTTATTTTAATATTCAGAAGTATGAACCTAACGAAGGATTCTTTGGATGGCATTGCGAAAGAGCAGGTAATAAACATTCAGATAGATTACTAGTTTGGATGATATATTTAAATGATTTAACGGACAGAGGAGAGACGGAGTTTTTTTATCAGCAGCATTTTGAGACACCTGAGAGAGGAAAACTATTGATATGGCCCTCCGATTGGACTCACCTGCATAGAGGAGTTCCGTCTCCTACTCAAACAAAGTATATATTAACAGGTTGGTTTACCCATATAAAAAATTAAGTTATGGAGTTTAGTGTTCATCAAGAGAATTGGTTTTCCACTCCAATATGGGAATCCGAAATAAAGAATATAAACAATCAGGAAATTAAAGATTACTGTTTATATTTGAAAGACAATACTAAGGGAGTTAATATTTCGAATAGGGGAGGATGGCATAGCAGTGAGATATTACTCCCAATGCCACAAGATTTGAGAAGTTTGTTTAGCAATCTTGAAGTATTTGTGAATGAGAATTGCTTTAAAGAAATGGGAGTACCTAATTTAAAGTTTGGTAATTTTTGGGTAAATATAAATACACCTAACTCCTACAACCTTGCACACGACCATCAAAATAGTATATTATCAGGAGTGTATTATGTTTCTGTACCTCACGACAATATGGGTGATTTAGTTTTGCATAGAGGAGATACAGCAGAGTATTTCTTAAAATCAGATGTAGAAAGAATTGGCACAAAAGCAAACTCTTTTGTAGCGGTAAAAAAACCTATAGAATCTGTCTTTTATATATTTCCATCATGGGTTAAGCATCATGTGGAATCGAATAATTCGCAAGGAGATAGAATATCAATAGCATTTAATTTCATCGCAGAAAATAAATAAAGTTATGAACGCACAAGTTTATCCCATATTTCCAACACCTCTATATGTTGTAAATTATGATAAAGATTTAAAACATGTAATAGATTATTTTGACAGTTCAGAAATGCAAGATACTAAAGCAGGATATGGAATGATATCTACTAATAGTTACATTTTAGATAATCCTATATGCAATGAATTAAATACATTTCTTATGTCATGTTTTGAAGATTTTGCAACAAACATTATGAGATATAGATTTAAAAAATTAGGATTTGCACAATCATGGTTAACATATAAGAATCCCAACCAAATTCATAAAGCACATACTCATCCAAATACATTATTAGCGGGAGTATTCTATTATGATGCACATGAGGATGATGCTGCTATATGTTTTTCAAAAGATGTTAAATCATTTAATAGGTCATACTTCGAACCATCTTTACATGACGATTATCAAAACCATGTATTTTCACAAGAAGAGATTTACTACATGCCAAAGAAAAATGATTTCCTCATATTTCCATCATGGTTAACACATGGTGTACCACCTAACAAAACAAACAGAGTGAGAAAAGCATTAGGAGTAAATGCCTTAACGAAAGGAACATTAGGAGATAAAGAAACCATATCTGAAATAATTTTTGGAAGATACGCATGAAACAGAAGATATTTTTTAATTCCACATTACCAAGAAGTGGTAGTACCTTATTACAAAACATAATGGGACAAAATCCTGAATTCTTTGTAACACCGACATCAGGTCTAATTGATTTGATGTTAGGAGCAAGAATAGGATACAATCAAAACTATGAATCAAAGGCAGGTGATACAGAAATGTGGAGAGAAGGATTCTATAAATTTTGCGGGGAAGGAATAAAAGCATATATAGCATCACAAACATCAAAACCATATTACTTAGATAAGAATAGAGTGTGGGGATTTTACTACAATTTATTAACGCATATTGTAGAAAAACCAAAAGTGTTATACATGGTTAGAGATTTACCATCTATCTTCGCATCTATGGAAAAGAAGTTTAGAATGAATCCTGACAAAGATGATGGTACTATGGATAATGTAAAGATGAAAGGAACTACAACACATAAGAGAGTTGAATTATGGGCTCAATCACATCCTGTAGGTTATTCATTAGAAAAATTATATCAGACTTTGTTGGATGGTACAGCTTCCAACTTTTTATTTATTAGATATGAAGATTTATGTAGTAATCCTGACAATGTAATGAAAAGCATCTATCAATATTTGGAGTTAGATGAATTTAAACATGATTTCCAACATATAAGTCAAGTCACTACCGAAAATGATGCAATACATGGAATATATGGAGACCACATCATAAGAAATTCTCTTAAAATGTTGCCAAATGATTCAAAAGAAATATTAGGAATGCATACGGTAGATTTGATTAAAGAGAATTATAAATGGTATTATGATTTCTTTGGGTATAAATAAAGTTGGGATAGGATATTTATAATAAAAGAATATGGCTAAATTACAGAGTAGTGAAATAGTAGGTGTTGCTAATAGACCTGCAACAATATGTTCAAATACGATGTGCATTTGGTTTGACACAACAAATTTAAAAACGGTTATTTCCTATTGTGGATATAGTGGAGCAGGTACTTGGTCAGTAGGGGGTGCACTGATAACGGCAAGAGGCAGATTAGGTGGTGCAGGTACACAAAATGCAGGTATTGCTATGACGGGTTTTACAAATATAAATGTAACATGTACTGAAGAATACAATGGTGCTACATGGGCAGTAGGGGGTGCTGTTATAACTGCAAGAAACCACCCCGCAGGTGCAGGAACACAGAATGTTGGCGTTTTATTTGGTGGTTTTAATGGGGCTCATCTCTCATGTACTGAAGAATACGATGGTACATCTTGGTCAGCAGGAGGTGCAATGATAATAGCAACTCATCTACATATAGGTGCAGGTTCACAGAATGAGTCACTTTCATCAGGAGGTTATGTAAACGGCCCTCAATTATGTACAGAAGAATATAATGGTACAAGTTGGTCAGTAGGGGGTGCATTAATTAACAATAGAAGTTATTCAGCAGGAGCAGGTACACAGAACTCAGGTTTAATTATTGGTGGTAGGATTGCAGGTAATGTTATGGTATCATGTACAGAAGAATATAATGGTACATCTTGGTCATCAGGAGGGGGTTTAATAACTGCAAGACGTAGTATGGGTGGGTCAGGTTTGCAAAATGAAGCATTGTCAGCAGGTGGTTATACTGCGGGTGCAAGAATTGCATGTACCGAAGAATATAATGGTACATCTTGGTCAACTGCAAGTCCTGTTACAGTGGCTACTTGGTATGGCGCAGGAGCAGGTACACAAGGAGAAACTATTGTTTTTGGTGGTTATGTGAGTTCGGTTGTAGCATGTACCCAAGAATACAATAAACCATTAGCAATAATAGATTCAACACAATAATATGGCAAAATTACAAAGCACAGAGATAGTAGGTGTTGCAAATAGACCTGCAACAATATGTTCCAATAGTGTTTGTATTTGGTTTGATACAACTAATACTAAAATAGTTTATTCATATTGTGGGTATAGCGGAGCAGGTGTCTGGTCAGCAGGGGGTGCAATGATAACTGCAAGATATGGTTTAGCAGGGGCGGGAACTCAAAATGAAGGACTTGCAGCAGGAGGTGTTACTGTAACATGCACAGAAGAATATAATGGTACGTCTTGGTCAGTAGGGGGTGCGTTGATAACAGCAAGGTATTATTTAGCAGGAGCAGGTACACAAAATACAGGACTTGTAGCAGGAGGTTATAATGGTGCAAGTCTTTCTTGTACAGAAGAGTATAATGGTACATCTTGGTCAGTAGGTGGGGCATTGATAACTGCAAGATATTATTCAGCAGGAGCAGGTACACAAAATATAGGTCTTGTAGCGGCAGGTTATTCAAATGCAGCTTCAGTATGCACAGAAGAATACAATGGCACATCATGGTCAGCAGGGGGTGCATTGATAACAGCGAGGGGTTATTTGAGCGGTGCAGGAACACAGAATGAAGGATTTGTTGCAGGAGGTTATAGTCCTACAACATTATCATGCACAGAAGAATATAATGGTACGTCTTGGTCAGCAGGTGGTGCTTTAGCAACTGCAAGATATGGTTCAGCAGGAGCAGGTACACAAAATGAAGGACTCGTAGCAGGAGGTTACTCATCAGGAATTGGCAATCTTTCATGTACCGAAGAATACAATGGCACATCTTGGTCAGCAGGAGGGGTGTTGATAACAGCAAAGCACTATATGGCTGGAGCAGGTATACAAGGTGCAGGACTAATAGCGGGAGGTTATTCAAATGCAGCAGTAGCCTGCACCGAAGAATACAATAAAGCATTAGCAATAATAGACTGTATTAAATAGAATATACAATATGGCAAAATTACAGAGTAGTGAAGTTGTTGGAGTTGCAAATAGACCTGCAACAATATGTGTAAATACGGTATGTTTATGGTTTGATACAACAAATTTAAGACCAATGGCATCTTATTGTAAAAGAAGTGGAGCGGGAGTTTGGTCAGCAGGGGGTGCATTGATAACTGCAAGATATGGTGTCGGTGCAGCAGGAACACAAAATGAAGGACTTGCTGCTGGTGGGTATGTAAATACTGCTGCAGGTGTTAGTTGTACAGAAGAATATAATGGCACAAGTTGGGCGGTAGGTGGTGCATTAATAGTGGGTAGAATTTATTTAATCGGTATTGGTTCTCAAAATAGTGGACTTGTTGCGGGTTGTTATACGACAGGTGCATGTACTGAAGAATATAATGGTACATCTTGGTCAATTGGAGGTGTATTAATAACAGGCCGATATGGTATAGGTGGGGGTGGAACTCAAAACGAAGGATTAGCAATAGGCGGTGTTTCAACAACAAACTTAGCATGTACAGAAGAATATAATGGTATAAGTTGGTCAACAGGTGGCGCATTAGCAACAGCAAGAGGATGTACAGCAGGTGCAGGAAGTCAGAATAGCGGATTAGGGTTTGGTGGTCGTACTAATGCAGGTGTAAACGTAACATGTACAGAAGAGTATAATGGAACATCATGGTCAGCAGGTGGTATATTGATAAATAGTCGTAGATTTGCTGCAGGATTTGGAACACAAAATGAAGCATTAACTACAGGCGGAAATGCTGTAGGCAATTTATTAACATGCACTGAAGAATATAATGGTACAAGTTGGTCAACGGGTGGCTCATTAGCAACAGCAAGATATTTAGTTAGTGGAGGAGGCTCGCAAGGTTCGGGATTTATTGCTGGTGGATATGTTTCAGCAAATCCTGGAGTTGCTTGCACTGAAGAATACCTAAAATCATCATACACAATAGTAGATTGTATCTTATAATAAACAAATAAAAGTTATAATATGAATAAATACATTGTTTGGCACATTCAAGGTGGGTTAGGAAAGAATGTTGCAGCAACAGGATTACCAAAGACAATAAAGGAAGTGTATAGTGACAGACAACTTATAATGGTTGTATCATATCCCGAAGTTTTCCTAAATAATCCATACGTTGACAGAGTATATCCATTAGGTAATTGCCCCTACTTTTACGAGGATTTTATAGAGAATAAGGATACCCTTGTTTTTAGGCATGAGCCGTATCATCAAACAGGACACATTTTAAAGCATAAGCATTTAATTAACAATTGGTGTGATTTACTTGGAATAGAATACAGCAATCAAACACCTCAATTATATCCAAATTACTCAGAGAAGATAAATGCGAAGAAATGGTTTAGAGATAAGCCTGTCGTAGTATTACAAACATCAGGTGGTGAATTAGAATCAAAAAATGTTTATTCATGGTGTAGAGATATGCCACAAGATATAGCACAGTTAATTGTAGATAAATATAAAGATTCATTTCATATATTTCATGTATCAAGGCAAGGAGGATATGTTTTAAATGATGTTGAAAGAATTGATACAAAGTTATCTAATATGGAATTATTTAGCATGTTAACTGTATCATCTAAGAGATTTTTAATTGACTCATCTTTGCAACATGCAGCGGTAGCCATTAATTTACCATCTGTTGTATTTTGGGTTGGGACATCTCCGCAAGTTTTTGGTTACGATATGCATACGAATATTGTGGCGAAGCAGATTAATAATAAAAATCATTTAATTGGCTCTTACCTATTTGACTTTCAGTTTGATTATAATGTGCATGAATGTCCGTACAGTACCTTAGAAGAAATGTTTGATATAAATGATGTAATTAATAAGATATAAATGAAATTTTGCATAGCTACATTGACTCATAGATATGAAGATAGAGATGTTTATTTAAGAAAGACTATAGAAAGTTTTATAGATAATACAGAATTTCATGGCATGTTTGATTGGTACATTCATTGTAATGGTCAATATGATTTAATGGATGATGTCATTAAAGAGATGACTAGTAAATATTGGGATAAGATTAATTTTTACTATTCCTCATCTCCTGATAACATGGGAGTAGGTGTTGGTATTAATTATCTGAATTCATTGGTTAGAGATTATGAGTATGTTTTATTTTTGGAAGGAGATTGGATTTGTTTGCCCGGCGAAATTTCTGGTCATAATGATTGGTTACGAGATTGCCTTAATTACTTAGACGAAAACAAAAATATCAGTCAAGTGTTACTAAGAAGATACATAAGTGATTTGGATGATAGGCAGTATGGTTATGGATATTGGATAAGAGAAGATAATATAAAAAGTGTGGGGAAGTTAAAAAATACATACCTACATTTACATAAGAAAGAATATACCAACAATCCATACATAAGAAGAAACAATGATTTTTATGATAAGAACATATTACCATTAAATGAATTTTATGATGAAAATGGATTACCTAATGAAATTAAAGGTTTATCCATGTGGGGACAAGCTGAGATACAAGCAGAGTCAAAAGGATATGAAATAGAATCATGTTATCTAGCATTTGGAAACATGGTACATTGTGAAGCATGGAATTATTATAAAGAGTATGATAAATTAATTGAGGAAGATATGACATGTAAAAAGTATTTAGATGTTGGTAAAGCAGGATGTAAATATGGATACTTCTTCCCCGCAAAAAAGTTCTGTGATGTATGTGACCATTCTAAAAACTTCATGGATTTAGAAAGACACGAACAAGAATACGAAAGTAAATTATAAAGCTATGACACATAAAAGTAATTTTGAGAATGTTTTTTGGCATATTGATAGTATGCAATTAATTAGCAACGACTTATATGAAGTAAGTGGTTGGATTTTTAGTACAGAAGGAAGTGTTAAAAAAATAATTATAGGAGACGTAGAATATGCTAATCTCCAAAATGGATTGTACCCTAGAAAAGATGTTAAAGAAGTATATAATTATTTACCTAATGATTTAGTAGGTTGGACATTTACAGTATCTAAAGATGTTTTAAAATCTCCTATAAATATTGTTTTAGATTCAGAATTGCAATATGAAAATATAGGTACTTTAGATTCTTGGCGTGTGTTTAATTCAGGTTTTAACTCTAATTCAAATAAAAGTATTATTGTTATAGATAATTTTTATGACAATCCTGATTTAGTAAGAGATTACGCTTTGCATAATTTAAATTATTTAGAATCTGACTATCATAAAGGTAGGAGAAGTGACAAACCATTTATATTAAATGGTACATTAGAAAAGTTTGAAGAAATTTTGGGAAGACGTATCTACAATTGGAATCATCCCAACTATGCTAATGGAAGATTTCAATACTGTACATCTACTGACCCTATAGTATATCATGTAGACTCTCAGAATTATGCTGCCATGGTTTACCTAACTCCTGACGCACCATTACAAAGTGGAACTGCAACTTATAAAAGTATACATACAGGAAAAACAAAATTTGAAGAAGTAGTTGGAGAAGAGTATGAAACAACTTTTAGAGGAAGGAGTGATGAATTAAATTTCTATGATAAAACATCTTTTGAGATGGTAGATAATATTGCAAATGTATATAATAGATTAGTATTGTTTGATTCAAAAAATATACATGCTGCTATAAACTACTTTGGTGACACTAAGGAAAATAGTAGATTTTTTCATTTATTCTTTTTTGATATATGAAGATTAGATTTCATGTTATAACTAGATGTACAAGACCTCAAAATCTTTTACAGATATATGATAGTTTCAATTACACTGAGAATAGTAAGTATTTTGTAATTTGGCATGTATTATTCGATACTTCATCTTTGATTGATATTGATTCCAAATTGCTTTTAGATTTAGATAGGTTAAATGCTCACTTACATTTTATAGAAAGTGATGGTAGTGATTATCTATATCCTCAAATAAGTGAGGTTGTTAGTAATATTAATACGGGATGGGTTGTAATTATGGATGACGATAACATATGCTATCCTAATTATTTTGATATTCTTAATGATGAAATAAGAACTAACGTAAAGTCGGCTTATGTTTACGAACAAGAAGTCAATGGAAAAGATTTTACAGGTCTCGATATAAGAAAAGTTGGGGAGCAGCACATGAAACTTCAACATATAGATTCAGCACAATATGTTATACACACTTCTTTACATAGAAGATTAAAATACGAATCAGGATATGATGCTGATGGTAAATTCATAGAAAAATTATATGCTGAACATTCTGATGACTTTCATTTCATAGAAAAACCACTATGTTATTACAATGCTTTAGATAAAGAATCAAAACCAAGAGTACCTAAAGTATTATATATAGGAGAAGATACACCACAATTAAAAAGTGTAAAGTATGCAGATTATGAAGATGATTCACTTATAGTTAAACACGTAAAGAATGATGATACTATAGATAATGATATAATAGAATTTAAACCTGACTCTATTATAAGCATTTCCAAAGATTATTTCAATGACTATAGAAAGTTATGTCAAAAACCTATATATGTTCGTAATAAATGGATTAACTTAGATGAGTATGAATCTAATACAGGTGAAATAGCTTACAACTGTGCAATGCATAATATGTTAAGAGCAGATTATGATACTACGGTATCATTCTTTACACCAATTTACAACACGAAAGAAAAACTTTGGACAACTTATGACTCAGTAAAGAATCAAACATTTCCGAATTGGGAATGGGTTATAGTAAATGATTCTTCTGATGGAGGTAAAACTTTAAAGATTGCCTTGGAAATAGCATCACAAGACCATCGAGTTAGAGTATATGACTTTAGAGAAAAATCGGGAGGAATCATAGGCGAATCTAAATACAGAGCAGCAACACTCACTAAAGGCAGATGGTTAGCAGAGTTAGACCATGACGATTATCTGATGCCTGATTGTGCTAGGTATATAATAGAAGCATCTGTAAGATTTCCTGATGCAGGATTCATATATACCGATAGCGTAGAACTAGATGAATTCCACAACTCTATGACTTATCCTGATGGTTTTTGTTTTGGTTATGGTAAGTATAGAAAAGAATATCATTATGGAAAAACTTGGGATGTTGTAGATTCTGCTAATATAAATCCAAAAACGATTAGACATATAGTAGGCGTACCTAATCATATAAGAACATGGAGGAGAGATGTATATTTTGAGGTGGGAGGACACAACAGAGATTTAGCTATTGCGGATGATTATGAATTAATTGTTAGAACATTCTTAAAAACTAAATTTGTACGAATACCTAAATTAGGATATCTTCAATACATATATCACAATGCAAATGGAAGGAATACTCATGATTTATCAAGAGCTGATATTCAAAGAAGAGTAAGGTCAATAATGTATTTTTATAATGATGCAATAAATGAAAGATTTAAAGAATTAGGAGTGATTGATTATGCTTATGAAGAGAATAAAGATAATCCTTTAAATGTAGAAAGTAGATTTGGAGAAGATGAAAACTATGTAAATTATATATACAATGACTTATAGTGTAGTTGTTCCTACATTATGGAAATCAAATTTATATAAGTGTGATAATTAACTTAATTACTGCATATTTATAAGTAATAACATGTAAGTAATGAGAATAGACCAAATAGAATTATCAGGTTCGTTATTTGTCACATCAAGTGCGTCAATTATATTAGGACAGACTAAGATATCCTCTGACAATAACGGGTCAATATCTTTTACAAATGTTAATAACCCAACTCAAAAAGTAATAGGTTCATATTCGGGTTCATTCACAGGTAGCATAAAATTACCTACAGTACCACAAGGAGCAGCAGAAACAAATATACTTCTTGTAAACGGTAGTGGTAATGTTGTCTATAGAAGCAACCTATCTTTAACAGGTGCTCAAGGTAATCAAGGTACTCAAGGAACACAAGGAACACAAGGAACAGTAGGTACACAAGGTTTCCAAGGCAATCAAGGTGCTCAAGGTAACCAAGGTATTCAAGGAACAGTAGGTACACAGGGTTTCCAAGGCAATCAAGGCCCGACAGGAATTCAAGGTACAGTAGGAACACAAGGAAGTCAAGGAGCAAATATAGCATCCACTGAAACAAGACCATCTCCCATAAACGCAGACCAAATGTGTTTATGGTTTGACACCACAAGTAAGATGCCAATGGTTTCTTATTGTATTAACACATCATTAGTAGGTGCTTGGTCAGCAGGGGGTGCATTGATAACAGGAATAAGTGATTTAGCAGGAGCAGGGACACAGAATGCAGGACTTGTTGCAGGAGGAAGGACAAGTGCTGTTGTAACATGCACAGAAGAATACAACGGTACATCATGGTCAGCAGGAGGGGCATTGATAACAGCGAGGAGACTTCTAGCAGGCGCAGGAACTCAAAATGCAGGACTTATAGCAGGAGGTACAACAAATGCAGCAGTGTCTTGTACCGAAGAATACAATGGCACATTATGGTCAGCAGGAGGGGGATTAATAACAGCAAGATGGGGTTTAGCAGGAGCAGGTACACAAAATGCAGGACTTGTAGCAGGAGGTTATACAAATGTAAATTTAGCTTGCACCGAAGAGTATAACGGCACATCTTGGTCAGCAGGAGGGGCTTTGATAACAGCAAGACGAGAATTGGCAGGAGCAGGGACGCAAAATGCAGGTCTTGTAGCAGGAGGTTACGAAAATTTGGAATTATCCTGCACCGAAGAGTATAATGGTACGTCTTGGTCAGCAGGCGGTGCATTAATAACGGCAAGAAGATATTTAGCAGGAGCAGGAACACAAAACGCAGGTCTTGCAGCAGGAGGTTTTACAACTGTAAATGTTTCTTGCACAGAAGAATATAATGGAACATCTTGGTCAGCAGGAGGTGCATTGATAGTAGTAAGAAGACAACTATCGGCTGCTGGTACTCAAAACGCAGGACTTGTAATTGGTGGTCTTGTAAGCGCAAATGTCTCATGTACAGAAGAATACAATGCACCTACCGAAATCGTTGACCGTAGTTTAGACTCATCATATAATACAGCAGAATATTCTGAAAGACCTAACTTAGTTGATGCAGGAATGTGTATGTGGTATGATAAGACAAACAATATGCCAATGATTTCCTACAAGAGCAGCACACTATTGATTGGTGCTTGGTCTGCGGGAGGTGCATTGATAACAGGAAGAACAGATATAGGAGTAGCAGGCACACAAAATGCAGGACTTGCAGCAGGAGGTGCTACAAATATAGATTTAGCCTGCACTGAAGAATATAACGGCACAAGTTGGTCAGCAGGAGGTGCTTTGATAACAGCAAGATTTGGTTTAGCAGGGATGGGTACACAAAATGAAGGACTTGTAGCAGGGGGTTATGTATCATGTAGTTCTACTGAAGAATACAATGGTATTTCTTGGTCAGCAGGAGGGGCATTAATAACAGCAAGATGGGGTTTAGCAGGAGCAGGGACACAAAATGCAGGACTTGTAGCAGGAGGTCAAAATATATCATGTACTGAAGAATATAATGGTACATCATGGTCAGCAGGAGGTGCTTTGATAACAGCAAGACTCCGTACAGCAGGAGCAGGTACACAGAATGCAGGACTTATAGCAGGAGGTACAACAAATGCAGCAGTGTCTTGTACCGAAGAATACAATGGCACATTATGGTCAGCAGGAGGTGCTTTGATAACAGCAAGATTTGGTTTAGCAGGAGCAGGGACACAGAATTCAGGACTTGCAGCAGGAGGTTATGGGAGTGCAGATGTAACATGTACCGAAGAATATGATGGAACATCTTGGTCAGCAGGAGGGGGATTAATAACAGCAAGAAGATATTTAGCAGGAGCAGGGTCACAAAATGCAGGACTTGCAGCAGGAGGTCAATCTAACGCAACTCTATCTTGCACAGAAGAATACAATGCACCAACCGAAATCGTTGACCGTAGTTTAGACTCATCATATAATACAGCAGAGTATTCAGATAGACCTTATATAGCACAAACAGGAATGTGTATGTGGTTTGACTCTGTGAATAGAAGACCTATGGTGTCTTATTATGGATTTGAAGGTATTGGTTCTTGGTCAGCAGGTGGTGCATTGATAACGGGAAGAAGCTTTGTAGCAGGAGCAGGTACACAGAATGAAGCATTTGCAGCAGGAGGAAGTGGCCCTCTAAGTTGCACAGAAGAATATAATGGAACATCTTGGTCAGCAGGTGGTGCATTATCAGTAGCAAGATATTCAATAGCAGGAGCAGGGACACAAAATTCAGGACTTGCCATTGGCGGTAGATTTGATTATATTTGCACAGAAGAATACAATGGCACATCTTGGTCAGTAGGTGGGGCAATGATAGTAGCAAGAGATAATATTGCAGGAGCAGGTACACAGAATGCAGGACTTGCTATGGGAGGTTTATCATGTACAGAAGAATATAATGGCACATCATGGTCAGCAGGGGGTGCAATGATAACAGCAAGAAGCCATCCATCAGGAGCAGGAACACAGAATGCAGGACTTGCAGCAGGAGGAAGGACAAGTATATTTGTAACTTGTACAGAAGAATACAATGGCACATCTTGGTCAGTAGGGGGTGCGTTAGCAAATGCAAGGTATTTTATAGAAGGAGCAGGAACACAGAATGAAGGACTTGTTTTTGGAGGTTTTAATGGTGCATGTCTTTCTTGCACTGAGGAATACGATGGTACATCTTGGTCGGCAGGAGTTGCATTAGCAACAGCAAGATATGGTATGGGTTCTGCGGGAACACAAAATGCAGGACTTGCATTTGCTGGTAATTTTGGCGCAAATCGTTCATGCACCGAAGAATATAATAAACTACTTCAAATAGTTGATTGCTTCTTATAAAAATTTTGCGAAGAAGAACCAACATAAAAAAACACATGTACAATATAAACAAAACAAAATATCTATTTATAATTAATAAACTCTACATTTAATGAGAATAGATAAAATCCAATTATCAGGGTCTTTACTAATATCTTCAAGTTTATCTCGAAGTCCTTTACGAATAAATGATAACTATTTGTATATAAACCCACAAGGTAACATAGGAATAGGAACTACAAATCCTACCTCAAAATTAGTAGTAACAGGTAGCATAGCAGTACAAGGACAATTAAGAGCAACAACATTATCAGGCTCATTCACAGGAAGTATTAAATTACCTACTATACCACTAGGAACATCGGAGACAAATATAGTATTGGTAGATGGTAGTGGTGGTTTAGTATATAGAAGCAACCTATCTTTAACAGGAGCTCAAGGAACACAAGGAACACAAGGAACACAAGGAACACAAGGTACTCAAGGTATTCAAGGTACAGTAGGAACACAAGGATTCCAAGGCAATCAAGGTGCTCAAGGAACACAAGGTACTCAAGGTACTCAAGGAACTCAAGGAATTCAAGGAACACAAGGAACTCAAGGAACTCAAGGTAACCAAGGTGCTCAAGGTGCTCAAGGTACTCAAGGTGCAACAGGAGTACAAGGTACTAATGGCACTGTAGGTACTCAAGGTTTCCAAGGTAATCAAGGAACAACGGGTTTACAGGGCACTACAGGAGCTCAAGGCACTCAAGGAATACAAGGAACAGCAGGTACTAACGGAGCTCAAGGTTTTCAAGGTATCCAAGGAACAGTAGGTACACAAGGTTTCCAAGGAAGGCAGGGCCCAACAGGAATTCAAGGAACAGCAGGTACTAACGGAGTACAAGGATTTCAAGGAGCAGCAGGAGGTACAGGCGCACAAGGAAGCCAAGGAGCAAATATAGCATCATCGGCATCAAGACCATCTCCTATAAATCTAAATACAATGTGTTTATGGTTTGATACTGCTCTTTCATTACCTATGGTATCTTATTGTGGATATGGAGCAGGTACTTGGTCAGCAGGTGGTAACTTAATAACAGGAAGACAACAATTAGCAGGTGCAGGAACACAGAATGCAGGACTTGCTTTTGGTGGTGGTGCAAATACAGAAGAATACGATGGTACATCGTGGTCAGCAGGTGGTAACTTAATAACATCAAGATTTGGGTTAGCAGGTGCAGGAACACAAAATTCAGGACTTGCCTTTGGGGGGTCTTCTACTTTAACCTGCACAGAAGAATACAACGGCACATCTTGGTCAGCAGGAGGTGCATTGATAACAGGAAGAGTTCTATTAGCAGGAGCAGGAACTCAAAATGAAGGGCTTGCTTTTGGTGGTACTGTATCGGGGTTAGGAAACATATCATGTACAGAAGAATACAATGGTACATCTTGGTCAGTAGGAGGGGCTTTGATAATAGCAAGATGTGCTTTAGCAGGAGCAGGGACACAAAATTCAGGACTTGCCTTTGCGGGGGTTTTTACTTTAACCTGCACAGAAGAATACAACGGCACATCTTGGTCAGTAGGAGGTTTATTAATAACGGGAAAAAGATGTTTAGCAGGGGCAGGAACACAGAATGCAGGACTTGCCTTTGGGGGGTATCCCAATGGTCTTTGTACAGAAGAATACAATGGTACATCTTGGTCAGCAGGGGGTGCATTAGCAACAGCAAGATATACATTAGCAGGAGCAGGAACACAGAATGAAGGACTTGCCTTTGGAGGTTCGGGTAATGTTACTTGCACTGAAGAATATACTAAACCTTTTACAATAGTAGATAGAATCTTATAAAATTTTGCGAAGAAGAACCAACATAAAAAAACAAATATACAATATAAACAACAATAAAATGCCATCAAAAACAGAAAAACAACAAAAATTCTTTCAAATAGTAAAGGCCTACAAAGATAAGAAAATGTCAGCAGCAGAAGTAGGAAAGAATGTAGAAGATGCGGCTAAAGGTATGTCAAAATCACAAATAGAAAAATTTACTAAGTTAGTTAAGGAAATGATGGATTCAAAAAATTCTGCGAAGAAGACCCTACAAAAATAATAAGTAAATAAACAATTAAATAATATAAAAACAAAGTATTTACTATATAGCGTATATATTTATAGATGATAAAGAAACATATTAATAAACTAAAAAATCAAAAAAAATGTCTTTAGGTATTGAAAAATTAAAACCTGCAATTCAACATTTAGCTCAATTGATTTCTGCATCTACTAAAGTAGATGTGAATGGAAACGGTATAGTTGATACTTCTGAAATTTTCGGTATTGTACAAGTATTAGTATTCAAAGTGATTGCTATTTACGGAACATTACCTGCTGCTTTAGCAGAATTAAAGGATGTTGACTCTGTAGAGAGAGCTGAGTTAGTAAAGGTATTCAATGAAAACTTCGATTTATCAGATGATGTAGTTGAGAGTTTATTAGAGGAGTGGTTTGTATTAATTGACCAAGTTATTACACTATCTTCAAAAACAGTAACTAAATTTTCAAAGTAATCGTAAAGTAAGCAACTAAGAAGAAAACTAGATTAAGAGAACCCCATCTATGATGGGGTTTTTTATTATAATATAATATATTTATAGTAAGAATTGGTATTAGGTAATAGCAAATAAAGTAAGGAAAAGATGGCAAACATCCCTATTTGGCCGGGTTCGGCATCATTCTTTCAAGGAGACACTCCCTATGGAACATATGATAATGAATATGCATTTCAGCAAGATGCAGACATGATTGCAGATTGGTGTGCAAGGAGATTAGGCTACCCTATAGTGGATGTAGAATTACAACAATCAAACTTTTTTGCAGCATTTGAGGAGGCAGTAACTGAATATGGTTCTCAAGTAAATACTTATGTCAGTAGAGATAACTTGCTATATTTATTGGGAGTAAATACAGGTTCTCAAAGTTTAACTCAAGAGTATGTAGATGCTAACAATTCTTCAATATTCAAGTTATCAGAGCATTACGGAACACCTGTAGGTGTGGGAGGAAATGTTACATATTTCACAGGTAGTTTACAAATACGGCAAGATAAACAAACATATGATTTATCTAAGGATACCTCAATTGCACTAGAATCAGGTTCATTTATCAATGGTAATTACACAATAAGAAAAATACATCATTATCCAATACCTGCATTAGTAAGGTATCAAGACCCATACGGAGGTTCAGGATTAGGTACACAAGGATTAATAAATGGTTTTGAACTAGGAGGTTATACGGCTGCTGCAAGTTTCATGCTATATCCTTTAAATGCTGATTTACTTAGAGTGCAAGGAATAGAATTTAATGATTTAATTAGAAAGAGTGCATATAGTTTTCGTTTAGTAAATAATAGATTAACTATATTCCCAATACCTTTACGAGATACTACACTACACTTTGAGTATACTTTAAATAATATGGAAAGTAATCCATTAAAACGGGGGAGAGGACGCATAAGCGATTACTCAAATGTACCATATAGCAACATGGTATACTCACGTATAAATGCAATGGGAAAACAATGGATAAAAAAATATACATTAGCATTATCTAAAGAGATGCTAGGATATGTAAGAAGTAAATACAGTTCTATACCGATACCTGAATCAGATATTACATTAAATGGTGATGCATTATTAAGTGCGGCAGAAGCAGAAAAAACATCATTAATTGAAGAGTTAAAAGAAATTCTAGACCAATTCTCAAGACAGAATTTACTAGAAAGAAAAGCAGCTGAATCAGAAGCATTGCAAGTTGAAATGAGTAGAGTACCTTTAAGATTTTATATAGGATGATAAAGTATTAATATATGCCATTATTCGGAGGTTCGAGAGATGTAAGTTTAATAAGAAGATTGAATAGAGAATTAATTAACTCTATAATCAATACTGAAGTCATAGTATATAAGATAGCTACGCAGTATACCAAAATAAATATATATGGTGAATCTTCCAAAAAAATATTTTATAATCCAATGAGGGTTAATTCTCTAATAACAAGAGAAGAAAAAGATTATGATGGTGATGAATTAACTACATATATTAGAAATATATCATTTTCATTTCTTAGAGATGATTTAAAAGATTTAAATCTTGTAATACAAGAAGGTGATGTCATTAAATGGGATTCTGAATACTACGAATTAAATTACGTAGGTTCTAATCAATTATGGACAGGACGAAATCCTGATACATTACTAGCAACTGTAGAAGATGGAAGAGATGCATTTGGTTATAATGTAAGTATTATTGCAAGAGGTATGAAAATAACAGCAGACCGCTTAGGAATTGAAAATGTAATGACTCCGAGAAATAGCATATATGATTTACCAAATAGAATATAATGGCAGAAAATCCTAATATATCATTAACGGGTGTTGACCCACCATTTAACAGAGCGTATGAAACGAGGAGGGATAATGACACCTTTAGAACTCCTGCCATAACATTATATGATGTTGATTATGCAGTTATGCATTATTTAAAGAACACAATAAATGCTCAAGTTGAACAGAATGATTCAATGATTGATGTTCCTATAGTTTATGCATCTGCCGAAATTTGGAATCAAATACAGGCAAGAGGATACATGAGGGATAAACAAGGGAAGATACTAGCTCCATACGGAACTATTAGAAGAATATCGATGTCTGAGGATGAAAGATTTAAAAAATTAGATGTTAACTATGGTTCTGCTACGATATCTATAAATCCAAAACAAAGGAATTTTGAAAATATCAGAGACCAACATGCAACATTATCTAATTCTAAATTTTCTGATGAATATTACATATCAGTACTACCTGAGTTTTATATAATTGAATATGAACTAATATTATTTAGTTATTATATAGAGCAAATGAATTCGATAGTTCAAGATATAATTCCAACAAGTAATTTTAGTTGGGGAGATTCATTTAAATTTAAGACAAGAGTTGGAGATATAAATTTTGATACTATAAACCCAACAACTACAGAAAGACTAGTGAAGGCTACTACATCATTGACGGTGGATGCAAGATTACAATCTGAATTTGAATTAAGAAAATCAACAATACAGAAGGCATATACGACTAAAAGAATTGTATTTAGAACGGAACAATCATCATTTGATATAAATGCTGTTGATAGATTCCCAAATGAACAGGAGTGATATAATTTTGAAAAATTTAAGTACTATTTATATTTAGAAAACAATTATTAAATTCAATAAGATAAAAAATGGCTAACGAAAGATTTGTAAGTCCGGGTGTATTCACGAGAGAACAAGACCTAAGTTTTCTTCCTCAAGAGATACAATCAATTGGAGCAGCAGTGATTGGCCCTACCCTATACGGCCCTGCTTTTAGACCTACCACAGTATCAAATTATTCTGAATACCTTAGAGCATTCGGTAATAGTTTTATTAGTGGTTCAGGAGCTTTTGCACAAGAATTCAAATTTTTGACAAACTATACTGCACAAGAGTATTTAAGATACGGTGATAATCTAACAGTTGTTAGAATCATAAATAGTAATGCAACTATAGCCAAAACTAATGTAGTTAGTTCGGGTTCATATAAGGCATTCTTAAACAGAGGTAAGACTAAAACTAATCTTACAGCATCACATTTTAATGAGGCATCTGCTTCATTTAAAATTCATTTGATGTCTGAAGGTTTGTATGGTAATAGTGGTACTAACATAGCATCTAATAATGGTATTGAAGACCCATCTACAACTCAAGCATTAGGATTACTATCATCAACTTATGGTACAAGATATAATTTTAGATGGGAAGTAAACAATGTTAATGTTAGAAGAGGTACATTTAACTTAACACTCAGAAGAGGTGATGACAGAACAGGTAGAAAAGTTGTTATTGAACAATTTAGTAATGTGTCACTAGACCCAAATGATGCGGGATATTTACCAAGAGTTGTTGGAGACCAAGTATATACTTTAAGAGGTACGGGAACAGGAAGACCTTATCTTCAATTATCAGGTTCATACCCAAATCGTTCAAGATACGTTAGAGTTGAGATTCTAAAGAATACATTAAACTATTTGAATGAAGCAGGTGGTATTAGAAGTGGTGCATTATCTGCATCTTTACCCGCTGCTGTATCAGGAACTTTCGGATTTGGAAGTGATGGATATGTTCAACATCCAAGAGCTTTTTATAATAGCATTGTAGCAAGTAATACTCAAGGATTTAATTTAGCTCAAGGAGCAGCAGGAATTAGTGGTTCTACGGCTTATTATGATGCAATTGATATCTTGTCGAATGCTGATGAATATGATATTAACACTCTCTACATTCCCGGTTTACTACAAGAGGCAGGAGGAAAACACAGTGATATCATCACACATGCCATCGCAATGTGCGAAGAAAGAGGTGATGTCTTCCTAGTAGTTGACCCAACTAAGTATGGTGATTCTATTGGACAAGCTCAATTAGCAGGTGAAGCAAGAAATTCTAACTTTGCAGCAATGTATTATCCATGGCTACAAGTTGCAGACCCTGACCTTAACAGAAACGTATGGCTACCACCATCTTGCTTAGTAGCAGGTGTGATATCGTTTAACGATTATGTTAGTTTCCCATGGTTTGCTCCTGCGGGTTTGAATAGAGGTGGAATTGAAATTGCAGTACAAGCTGAGACTAAATTATCTACCTCAATGAGAGATGATTTATATGCAAGTAATATAAATCCGATAGCTACATACCCAAGAGAAGGTGTTGTAGTTTGGGGTCAAAAGACACTACAGAAAAAACGTTCAGCATTAGATAGAATTAACGTTAGACGTTTACTTATAGCAGCTAAAAAGTTTGTTGCATCAACATCAAGATACTTAGTATTTGAACAAAATACAGTACAAACAAGAAAAAGATTTGTTGATATTGTTACACCTTATTTCCAAGATGTAAGACAGAAGCAAGGATTATACGATTTTAGAGTAGTGATGGATGAAACGAATAATACTGCGGAGGTTATTGACAGGAATGAATTGAGAGGTGCAATATATTTGAAGCCAACAAGAACTGCGGAATTCGTTATTATTGATTTCTTTGTACTACCAACAGGAGCTGTATTCCCAAGTGATTCTCCTGAAGGAACAGGCAATGATTAAAAAAATAATTAACACTATATTTATATAAAACAAAATAACCATGTCAGCACAATATCGTAATAATTTTCAGTTTGTCGATATGAAGCAGCAAAATCGCTTCATAATGAGCATACAGTCCTATTATGAAGCGGGAGAGCAATCATATTTAATCAAGACTACGGATATACCATCTATAGAAAATAATCCTGTAGCTGTCGACACCATCAACTCTGAATTCAAAATTAAGGGTAAATCAAGATGGCAAGATATTTCAGTAACTTTCTATGACCCTTATGAGTCTCTAACAGCACGTAAAAGTGGTGCTGCTGTTGCTCATAGTTGGTTAAATGATGACCATCACAATTCAAGAACGGATGTAGATGAGTACATGTCAACTTATAAGAAGAAGATAACATTATACTATGTTCCACCTCAAGGAGATATTAACGGTCTCACAGGTGCTTATTGGGAATTGAATGGTGCATTTTTTGCGAATATCAATTGGGGTAGTTTTGATGTATCTTCAGATGATTTAGTAGCTGTTGAAGCTACAATATCTTATGATTGGGCAGAATTCTTTGCGTCATAATCAAAACAATTAGTCTTAAAAAATAGTTATTAATAAAAAGTTTTAAATATGAATTTAGATACAAGTTATCCAAAGAAAGATGTTACTTCCGAAACGGAAAGTTCTATCGTAACTCAAGGAGACAAAGAAACTGTAGGATACAGAATACCTACAGAAATTATAGACCTACCATCAAGAGGACTACTTTACCCAAAAGATAGTCCTCTTCATAGTGGTACTGTAGAGATTAAATATATGACTGCAAAGGAGGAGGATATCCTAACTACAGAGTCTTATATTAAAAAAGGAATCGTAATCGATAAATTCTTAGAATCATTAATAGTCACTGAAGGTATACGACTAGATGATTTACTAGTTGGTGACATCGATGCTATTACGGTTGCTGCTAGAATATTCGGATACGGTAGTGAATATGATGTTCATATTGAAACTCCATCAGGAAAGAAGCAGAGAGAAATTATTGATTTATCTGAAATAAGTTTAAAATACTTAGATGACCAATTTGTAGACACTGTTGGATTAAATGAATTTAAGTATGAACTTCCATCATCTAAGGTTAGTATCACCTTTAAGATGTTGAAACAACTTGACCAAAAAAAGTTGCAAGAAGACATAGAAAAGAATAAAAAAATATTTAACGGACTATCAAAAATATCTTCAACACAATTGAAACATTATATATTATCAGTAGATGGTAATTATGATGCTAAGTATGTTAGAGATTTTGTGGATAAGAACGTATTAGCATCTGATGCGAGAGCTTTGAGAAAATATATTGAAGAAGTTCAGCCCGGTATAAATCTGTCAGTGGAGGTGGCAGATAAAGAAACAGGGGAGACCTTTCGCATTAATGCTCCCATCGGGGTACAGTTTTTTTGGCCTGACATTAAGTCATAAACTAGATGTTTATAAACAACTTCTAAACATAAGTTACAACAGCAAAGGTTCATTATCATTTACTGAAGTGTATAATCTTCCTGTCTATGTAAGACGTATTTACATAGATGAGATACAGAGGTATGTAAAAGAAGAAAATCCTAAGCAAAGTAAAAGAAGATAGTATTATTTAGCAATATTTGTTAAATATAGTATTCATATTATATTTATAGTAAAATATTTATATGAACAAGCATAATTCAAAAGTTTTGGAAGAGGGGTTTTTAGCGGGTATACTAGCATTATTCTCATTTGGTAAACAAGTGAAGATGTTACAGAGAATGTATACAGCAAGTAAAGACCCTGAAATACAAGAGTTGATACATGATATAAAGTTCAATGAACAGCGTTACAAAGATGAGATAAGGAGATTAAAGAAGAAAAATCCTAATGTTAAGTAATGGCTAAACAGAACAAAAATCCTTTAAAAGATATAGAAGATTTAGGAAAAGCAGCGAGAGAAGAGGCTAAGAATTTAGCTTCTGATACTGAACAACTCCAAACTAGACTAAAGCAATTTTTTAAAGAAAATACTAAATTAACATCAGCTCAATTACGTTCTGTTGCTGATGTATTGAAGAAGTATAAGGAATTACAAAAGATATTAAATAATTTAGAAGTAAGTGGTGAGGATTATAAGAATACCGTAGAAAAACTAAGGGATTTATTGGAGGAAACCAATGAGCAGTTAGAGGAAAGTAAATTTTTATATGATATATTACAAAAAAAGCTTAATGAACAACTGAATAGTTTAGATGAGTTTGCTACGATAAAAGATAAGATAAATAATTTAGACCAAGATAGTATAGGATTAGTATCCAAAAATGCTGATAACTTAGATTTGAGTATACAAATATTAAGAGAAAGAGTTAGATTACTAGATAAAGCTCAATCACTTATTGATATTAAAGAGTCTAAATTATTGGTTGATTCAGGTGTTTTTGATGACTTAGTAAAAAGTGGAGTAGAATTTGAGGAAGGAGTTTCATCAATAAGTAAAAAACTTAATGAGTTAAAGAATGATAGAAAAGCATTTATAGACGCTAAAGACACGGCTAATGTAAAAATAATTAATGAAGAAATAAATAGTCTTAGTAGTGAGTTATCAGTGTTAGCCGCTAAAGAAATAGCAAATAAGAAAAAATCAACAAATGCTTTAAAATCTGAGTTAGGAGTTAGAAGAGAGATAAATGATGCATATGAAGATTATGTAAGGAGTGTTGATTCATCATATACTAAGTATGCTGCTATAGCTAATCTGATTCCTTTCATAGGAGGTAACATATCAAAAGCATTCTTACAAGCTAAAGATATTTCTATAGATGCGGGTAAAGCTATTAGAGATACTTTTATAGAAACTAAAGACCCTATAAAAGCTTTAGCAGCGGGTATGAAAGTTATGAGAGGTCATATCGGTATGATGGGCCCTATTATCGGTGGAATGGTATTTGCATTTAAAGCAGTCCATGGTTTACTGAGTTCAATAAATGAGATAACAAAAGGTATACAAGCTCAAACAGGATTAGCATCTGTACAGGCATACGATTTATATAAGAATGCACTATCTGCACAAACTGCTTTCCATAATCAACTATCTACATTAGAAGATATAATTGCTGTTCAAACAGCATATATACAACAATATGGAAGATTTTCACAGTTAACTGACACTACATTAGTTCAGATATCAGATGCTGCTAAGGTATTTGGATATGCCGCTGAAACTGCTTCTCAATTGCAGGGTACTTTTATGGAGTTGGGTGCTGATGAAAGTATTGCGGGAAATATGCAAGTTGCTGTGGGTAATTTGGCTAAGGCAAATAAACTCGCACCTGGTGTGATTGCAAAAGACCTAGTAGATAATTCCGAATATCTCGCAACAAATTTCGCAGGAATGCCAATCGAAGCAGCAAAAGCAGCTATAGAGGTTCGTAAATTAGGATATAGTCTATCACAAGCAGCAAAAACTCAAGACCATTTATTCGATGTCCAAGGAAGTTTAACAGCACAGATGGAAGCATCTGTTGCCATGGGTAAATTGATAGATGTGAGTGCTGCAAGGAACTATGCTCTTCAAGGTGATACCGTGAAGATGATGCAAGAAATCTCCAAGCAATCAGGTACTTATGCTGAGTTCCAAAAAGCTTCAGTACCTCAAAGAATGCTTTTAGCAAAAGCATTTGGTATGGAGGTTGGTGAATTGCAGAAGAGTTTATACATACGAGAGAAGTTAACAGGATTATCGGAAGAGGAACAGAAGTATGCTTTAGACCATTTAAAAACTTTGGATGGTGTAGAGAAGATGAGTGCAGGACAATTAAAGTCTGAAATATCAAAAGCTCAACAAGCTGAAAGATTTGATGTGGCAATAAGCAAAGTTAAGAATGCACTTATAAAAGCTGTATTACCTGTAGTTGAGTCACTAGTTCCTATATTAGAAACTGTTTCAAATATAATATCAGCATTAGTAATCCCTTTAAAACTAGTAGAATGGATATTCATGGGCATTGGATATGTTATTGAGGGTTTGCTAATGCCATTACAATTTATAAATGATATAATAGATGATGGTTTAGCGGGAGCTGTTAAGAAATTTGGAAATAGCTTTGCAAATCCTTTAGATGCAATCGCAAAAGTTTCACTAGCAGTAATAGGCATAGGTACAGCTTTTAAAGCTTTATCAAATATAAAATTCGGAAACATCACAGGTATGCTTAATATGGATACCTTAAAAACAAAAGCTAAAGGTATATATGATAGAGTGAAAGGAGCAGTTTCAAGTCGTATGGGAGGTGCTGCACCAACTTCACAAGCTAATGCGGGTGGAGGCATAGGCACAGATTTACAAAATAGTATAAAAGCATCAAAACAAATAAAACCTGAATCAGGGCAAATTGTAAAAGATTTTCTAAAAAGTTTAGCATCAGGTTTGCAATCTATGGGTTCAGGTAAAGCTACTGCGGGTGCAGCAGGATTAACTAAAGCATCTGTAGGATTTACTGCAATGAAACCTGCACTACCTCAAATAAAAGCATTGTCTAAAATAGATGCAGAGATGTTAAAAAAGAATTTACAAGGTTTAGCTTCAGGACTTAGGTCTATGGGTACGGGTAAAACTTTTATGGGTTCTTTAGGATTAGCATTAGCATCCTTAGGATTTATAGTAATGAGACCTGCTATGGTTGGTATTAAAGCTATGGCATCTATTGATGGGGAAATGTTAAAAAAGAATTTGCAAGGTATTGCATCAGGACTAAGGTCTATGGGTACGACTAAAGTTCTATTAGGTTCATTAGCATTAATATTAGCATCTGTTGGATTCATAGCTGCTATACCTGCTGCAATAGGTATGGCAGCATTAGGTTTAGCTGCTCCATTGGCAGCAACAGGTTTAACATTATTAGGTGTAGCATTAAATACATTCGGGGCTGCAATGGCTAACCCTATGGCACTATTAGGATTAGCATTACTTGTGGGAACAGCCGTAGCATTAGGATATGCATTAAGTTTAGCAGCACCTGCTATACAAGCATTTGCAAGTTCTTTAGAATCGATGAGTATGGAAAGAGTACTTGCTATAGGATTGTTAGGCCCTGCATTAGTACTATTCAGTGCATCTGCTGTTATAGCAAGTTTAGGATTAATGGCAGCATCCATTGGATTTGCAGCATTTGCATTATCTTTTGGATATTTTGGAGACAAAGTATTACAATATTCTGACCCTATCTCACAACTATCAGATTCTATATTATCTTTAGCTAATAGTTTCAAGGCATTACAATCTGTAGATATGTCTAAAATATCTACAAATGTAAAAACTTTGGGAGATGTTTCAGTAAAATCCAACGCAACTGTAGATACAAAAATAAATTCTAATCCTATAAAAACAAAGAATACATCGAATGTTGATACAGAAACCAATCCTACATATAAAGATAGCAATACAACATCTCAAAGTACAAATATTAATTATAAATTAGATAGATTACTAAATGTAATGCAACAGTATATATCCATGTCTCCACAGTTAGTTATTGAGTTTGATGATGGTACGGTAAGTAAATTGAAATCAAAACTTAAAAAAACTATATAAATGGCAAAATCAAGAAGTATATCATCTAGTCCTGTAAATAGTCCTAAATCTTTCAAACCAAGATTTACTCAATTAATATTTAAAATTATACCATTACAATTAACAGTTACTTTTCCTGCATATCTAAATACTATATCTTCTAGGTTTGCACCTAATTGGCAAGATTTTACAGAAATTGGCAGAGCTGACTCAAAAGTATTACTAGCTTCATTTGCAAAGGACGTAGATTTAAATTTTACCGTGGTTGCAGAAGGAGGTAGGTCAGATACTCAATCAATGTTTAATAAATTAGATGATTTAGCAAAAGGTACACTACCTAATTATTTCGAAGGCAATAAAGGATTTCAAGGTAACTTTGTAAATTTTACAATTGGAGATATATATATTAATGAAATTGGATATATAAACTCTTTAGATTACCAATGGGAAAATGATAAAACAAGTTGGATAGATAATTTACCTGTATTAACAACTGTTAATATGACTCTAAGATGGATAGGTAAAAAAATGCCATCAGCAGCGGAAAATATATTCAGCAATAGAACATAATACTAATGAACAGGTATAGAAAACTAGCATCGGAAATTAAGGATAAGTCTACTGAGAATGAAAGATATAGTTCTACATTTTATCCATCCATACCATTTAGACAAAGCGATTTATATATATATTCTAGGAAATCAGATAGATTGGATTTATTAGCATTTGAATTTTACAAAGACCAAACATTATGGTGGGTTATAGCAAGAGCAAATGATTTAGGTAAAGGTAGTTTTACAGTTCCGTCAGGACGTAGACTTCGTATTCCATATCCTATAGATGAGTTAGAAATTCAAAAATTAATAGAAAATGGACTTACTTAGGCAAAAATTTGATGATACTACATATAGTATAATGTCAACTCGGAAAAAGTTACATTATGATATGCGAAATGGAGCTGAAGACCTTAGTGGTGATTATAAACGTAGATTACCTGCGTGGGCTAGAATATCAATGCCAAACACTAAGTATCCGTCTCTTCAATCTAATTTAGGGGGGTATGAACAAAGCTATGACCATCAAGATACTAATAGACCTGTAAAGGCTATGCTAAAAAGTTTAAGTATAAAGAGAGTTACAGGAAAAGCTGAAAAAATGAATTTAACATTAGAGATAGATGTTGAATTCGAGGTATTTTCTTTTGATGAATTTGTTACTTATTCAAGGGCATATTTACGAAGAGAGAAGGATAGGAATCCGATAACGATAGAATGGGGTAATGGTTCTGATTATGGAGGTAGAGGTAGAGTATCCAATAAAATAGAGGGAGCGTATGTAATAGCGGGAGGTTATTCGAATACAGAATTAAATACATATATATGTAGATTCAATGCGATTGGCCCTGCATCTGCTATAGCAAATCTTGACGTACTATCATGTGATGTATCTTATGTATTTCCTAATCAAGTATTTAAGTATGGTAGCTTAGCATTCTCAGGTACTGAGAATGTTTCTAGCCTAATTACTAAGATAATGTATGACTTACAGGAAGGCGGTTCAAAGAGAACATCTCAGTTCAGTGATGGGTACGAACCTAAATCAGTAGGAATGGCAGGGGGAAATCCTGTTGGAAAGATATACGAATATTTTCCCGGCAGTAATGCCTTCATGGCATTCATATCCTCATTCATGAACAGCAAAGAAGAGAGAACAGGTATAGGCAGTGATGCTCACGAATATATATCCTTACAATATCTTGTAGATTTAATAAATAAAACTATAATTAAGGCAACTAATGATAAGTGTGGAAATAAATTTAAATTTAGAATTGGATTTGAAAAAGAGAATCCATACTCCTCAGTTCCTGCGAATAAGCTAGGTAATAAATTTAGGTCAGGAGACCCTACGTCCGTATTATTTTTGGGGAGAGGTTCAGGAAATTATAAAAATAATGCAGGAAACGGAAAAGATTTTGAAGTAGGAGGCTCATTCTTTAAGTCTAACTGTTTCTTAGGAGACCGTATTGCTCATAGATACATATTAATAAGTAGAAGATTTGTAGTAGATGAGTTACACCTAAAATTTCAAGAATTAAATACTGCTAGAGAAGAATCTACTAAGAACAAAGCAAATAAAACAGATAGAATCTCAGATGTTACATATAGCATTAAAGAATTCTTTGAAACTATCTTTTCGAGAATATCAAGATGTTCAGGTAATTTTGTTAATCTATCATTTAGATTACCTGACCCTACTAAAATAGACGATAAATTTCAATTACAAGAATTAATTATTACAGATGCTTTAGCAGTTAGTGGTGCTCCGCATCCATTATTTGAGTTAGACCCTATAAAAGGTGATGGAAATTCTCTATCATTAATTGTTGAAGGTAAATTACCAACAGATTTAGTTGATTTAGCATTAGTAACGGGCATACGAGAAGGTTCAGGCACTTCAGGTAAAATATCAGAAGACACCGAGTATCCTGACAATGTAGATAAGGAATACAAATCAATTATAAAAAAACTAACTTCAACAGATGAAAAAATAGGAGTATATGCTAGAATGGCTAAAAAAGATTTCAGTGAAGATACTATAGCAGATGCATGTTCATCATTGGCTGAATTTAAAAAAATACATAATGCTATAGAAGTTATTCGAGGTACGAGTACTGATAATAAATTTAGTTTTATGGAATATTTTGATTTAGAAATGAAAATAGAAATGGAAGGGACATATCCTATCATAGCGGGTAATGTATTCACGTCAACAAATTTACCTGATTTTGCAAGACCTAGCAACGGTATTGGGTTTGTTGTAATGGATGTTGAAGATAAAATAGATGCTACAGGAGTTTGGACAACATCTATTAGCACGAGGGCATGTCCATATTTAAACATATAATAAGTATGAGAGAAGTAAAACATACCAAAGGTTTAGAATATTATACTATGAATGGTTTAGAGTATGTTGGACAATATTATATAAATCCTGAAAATAACATTGCATATATATATGACGATATGAAGGTTAATACTAAAATATTAATTCCTAGACATACGTTTAATACAGAAACAATTAGACTTAGAAATATAACTAAGGGAGGTTACGAAGCACCTGTACCTATAAAAATAAAGCCAACTGATTTGGAGTATTCAGTAGGCATAGTAACAAGGTATTTTGTGCAAAAAAGAAATTCACCATTGAATACTATAGTAGAAATAGACTCTGAACAATTCAGTAATATAAAATCTAATTCAAAAAAAAGTGGAATAGATTTAAATATATATAATTCAGTAAGTTTTCAATGGATGATTTCAGGTAATTCAAGGTATGTTCAAAATTTTAATTTAAGACAAATAAGAGATAACTTGAAAGATTTCAAAGGATTAGATAATTTTTTAAAAAATAGTTTGGAATTTTATAAGTAAATTTCAAAAATTTTAAAATAATACAGTATATTTGCATAAAGAAGTTACAAGATATGAATATAGTTATATGCATTCCAAGCAAGTATGGTCACTATCTTGACTCTAAGATAGGATTCATGTCTATATATGATGACTTTGATAAGTCCATAAGACATTATCCTATAGATTTGACAGACGTGGAAAATGTGGAATTACCTAAAATTAGTACGAACTCTATTGTAGTGAATAAGAGATTATTCGATACTCATTATAAATCTATAATATCTTATGATTTAGAGACTCAAGCTTGGTTGGGTGGTGAATCTGTAGATTTAGATGTTATAAATTTCAGGAAATATCTAAAACATTACAGGAGGTTGGATTACTATAGATATGTTCCATATTATGTATGTGTAGCAATGTCTGAGAAACTTATACATACTATTTTAGATTGCAAAAATTGCTTAGACATATCTAAGGCATCTGAATTTTATACAAATGTAGTTTATCCCTCTATAGAAATTATAGAAAAAAATTGTATGTATGTAGAATTAGATTCTTTCAACTCTAATTTTAATAGAAAATATTCCAATAACTTTATAAAAGTTCTCTATAATATTCATACTAAAACAGGTAGACCATCTAATGTATATGATGGAGTTAACTATTCAGCTATAAATAAAAAAGATGATAGTAGATTGAATTTTATAAGTAGATTTGATAGTGGGTATCTAGTTGAGTATGATTTTGACTCCTATCACATTAGGATTATTGGAAAGTTATTAAACTATGATTTTTCAGATATAGAATCATTACACACACATTTTGCAAAAATGTATTTTAATACGGATACTATTACAGAATCTCAATATGAGGATAGTAAGAAGATAAGTTTTACTTTACTATATAAAGATGATAAAGACTTATGTGATAGGTATAATGTAGATTTTTTTAATAAAGTATATTCACTTAAAGAAAAAATTTGGGAGCAGTACCAAACTATAGGATATATAGAAAGCCCTATAACTCAAAGAAAACTTTCAGTAAGTGATGAAATGAATAAATCAAAACTATTCAGTTATTATATACAAATGATAGAAACTGAACTTTCTATGCTATTTATACATGGAGTGAATACCTTGTTAGACAACAAAAAATCTAAGATGATATTATACACCTATGATTCAATATTAATAGATTATAACGTAGAAGATGGTTATGATTTATTAAAAGATGTAAAAAAAATATTAATTAATAGCAAGGTAAAAAAAGGACAAAACTACAAAGATATGGAGCTATTTAGCATCGTATGCTAACCAAAAAGATTTATTATGAAAGGACAATTTTTATGTACATTTACTTCTAATGATTCGCTGAGTCTAACTGTTGATTACTTATCAACGTATTATAAAATATATAACAATAAGTTTTATATGTATACAGACAGAGACAATCCACATAGCTCGGTATTAGTTTATAATACTGAAGACAATTTGAGAGATGGTTTGGCTAAGAACACTATATCAATAAATAAGAAGAAACACACAAATACCTTATACACCATTAATGCATTAAATTCATTAATCAAGGTATTGAACAATGGAATTTTAGATAAGAGTTATCAAATAGATTGGGAAAACTATAGGGATGTACTTCTTATAGTGAAGAGATTTCCTGCTGACGAACAGTCTACTTCAGAAGCATATTTTGAAGAGAGATTAGTTTTTGTAAATTTGGATTTTAAAAAATCAATATATCTTTAATTTTAAACAAAATTTTTAAGTTATGCCAATTAATTTCTCAGCTATTCAAGATGATATTAATCGCTTGAATAAAAAAACGTCAAAAGATTCAGCAAAGAATGATGATTTATTTTGGAAACCTGAAAAGGAACACATCATTAGAATCGTCCCCTACCCACACGACTCATCAGATTCACTAAGAAGAATTTACTTCCATTACGGTTTATCAGAAAAACCTATTGTCTCACCTGTGACTTACGGAATGGATGACCCAATTATGCAGTGGGCTAAGAAACTACAAGCAGAGGGAAACAAAGATTCTTGGATAAGAGGGAAGAAGTTAGAACCTAAATTGAGAGTATATGCTCCAATTTTGGTAAGAGGGGAAGAAAGCAAGGGAGTTAGATTTTATGGTTTTACGGAAGCTGTTTATGCAACTTTAGCCAAATTTTTAAACAGTGGAGACTACGGAGATATATCAGACTTGACAAATGGTAACGACATCTATGTTGAGTACCATAAGAAGCAAGGAGATGGATATCCTAGTACTTCAATTATGATTAAGCCTAATAAGACCGCTGCGTTTTCTGATAATGAAGTAGGTGCTAAAGCACTATCTGAAGTGCCAAAATTGGAAGATATTTTCAAAGCACCAACGAAAGAGGAGTTGATTAAGGTATTGGAAAATTATCTTTATCCAAAGCCTAATACAGATTTTGTAGATAAGGCAATAGGTAATCATATGGCAGGTAATATTGCACCAACTTTTACTCCTAATAATAGTGGTGAAATTTCCCAATCATTCATCACCCCGTCACCAACTGTTGAATCATCAAATTCATCAAATGCTTTCTCAAGCAATCCGATGACTGCTGAGTCTCCTCAAGTGTCAAACGCTATGCTAGAATTCGAAAGGTTACTTAATTCCAAATAACTAAATAATGTCTAAAAAAAATCATAACTCGATAGAGGAAGATTTAGCTGACTATGTAAACGGTATATTTAAAAAATCTACTGATAAGGTTGCCTATTTCTTAGACGGTTCAGATTCGAATCCATCTGATATATCAGATTGGGTATCCTCAGGGAATGATATGTTAGACATTGCTATTTCAAATAGAAAAAACGGTGGTTTTCCTGTAGGGAGAATCACCGAAATTTCGGGAATGGAGGCATCAGGTAAATCATTATTGGCTTGTCATGCAATGAAATCAACCCAAGAAAAAGGTGGAATAGCTGTTTATATAGATACTGAGAATGCGGCAAGTGAGGAATTCATGAAAGCTATAGGTGTCAATGTGTCTAAGATGTTGTATTTATCAATGTATACTGTAGAAGATATATTTGATACGATAGAACAAATGATTATTGAAATCAGGAAAAAAAATCCTGACATACTACTTACTATTGTTATTGATTCCATAATGGGAGCAACTACCAAAGCAGAAAAAGCTATTGGATTTGATAAACAGGGTTGGAATACTAGTAAGTCCATAATCATATCTCAGGCAATGAGAAAGATTACAAATTATATAGGCAGACACAAAGTATGTCTTATAATTACTAATCAACTTAGAGTAAGATTGGGAGCATTGGGTGGTGACATATATACTACTTCAGGAGGAAAAGGTATACCATTCCACTCATCTGTTAGACTAAGACTAGAAGCAGGTAAAAAAGTATCTGTAGAAAAGAATGGTAAGAAACATCATATCGGAGTAGAGTCTGTTGCTCATGTGAAGAAGAACAGATTAGGGCCTGCCAATAGAAGTATTAGCTATAAAATCTATTATAATTCAGGTATGGACAACTACGGTTCATGGTTGGATGAGATGTCTAATAGAAAGATAGTTGATTTAAACGGTGCATGGTATACTTACAGGGTTGTAGATAAAGAAACAGGAGAGGTACTTGAAGAGATTAAATTCCAATCTAAACAATTTTACGATAAGATTATATCAAATCCAAAATATAAGGAAATTGTTTATAATCATTTATGTGATGAAATGATATTCAAGTATAATATAAATGAAGCTTTGGATACCGACACTATAATAATTGAAGAGGATAACGAAGATGATTACTGATTCATTTGAGGAATTTAAAAAGTTTAAGGAGAGTCAATCCTCAGAAAATGTAGTAGAGGATAAGATTTTGATTGTGGACGGCTTGAATGTTTTTATTAGAAATTTTCAAGCTGTCCCTACATTAAACTATGAAGGAGACCATGTTGGTGGAATACTAGGATTTTTCAGAACTATATATAAAGCAATAGTAGATTACTCGCCAACGTCTATATATGTAGTATTTGATGGAAAAGGTGGAAGTGTTAGGAGAAGACATTTGCATAAAGAATACAAGCAAAAAGTATTAAGTGCGGGTAGTTTCAATAGATTTGCTGATACTAGAGGAATTCTAAATGAGAATGAATCTAAAAGAATGCAGTTAAATTTATTAGTTAATTCTCTATCAATAATGCCTGTTAAAACAATTATAATAGATTGTGTGGAGGCTGATGATGTGATAGCATATCTATGTAAACAGGTTCTTAGTAAGGAATCTTCCAAAATTATTATGAGTTCTGACAGAGATTATTTGCAGTTAATAGATGAGAAAACTTTTGTATATTCGCATGAGAAGAAACTATTAATATCGGAAGAATCTACTGTATCATTATATGGTTATACTCCATTAAATTACTTAACATACAGATGTTTTGTAGGTGATAGGACTGATAACATAGCAGGTGTAAAACAAGTTGGAGAAGTAGGATTGAATAAGCATTTCAATTTAAATACAACAGACAAACACATAACTATAGATGATATAGTAGAGCAAAGTAAGATACAGTACAGTGCGAATCCTAAAGCAAAGATATTCGAAAATATAGTAAATCAGAGTGAGATTGCCTATAGGAATTACGAACTTATGCAATTGCTAACACCCAATATGTCAGGGGATATACAATCTAATATATTAGCAATTTCAAAGAGAGACTTACCTGAATTAGAAGTACAGAAGTTACAAACCATTTTTTTCCATATAGAATTATGTAAAAATGAACATGATTTTTTATTTTGGAAAAATTATTTAAAAAACTTAAAGAAATGACAAACATCATAAGTAGTTACGGTAAAGATTTCGAATACAAATTAATTGTATCGTTAATTGATAATACTGCATTCCTAACTCAAATTTCGGATATATTAAAGCCAACTTATTTTTTTAGTAATGCATCTCAGTGGATTATAAAAAGTACACTAGATTATTATTTTAAATATGGACAATCCCCATCAATTACTGTGTTCAGTACTGAATTAGCTAAGTTGCCTGATACTCAAAGTCTACTCAAGCAAGAGATACAAGAGTATTTTAGGAGGGCTGAAATGTATGCTAATTCGAATGATTTAAAATATGTACAAGAACAATCTGTAGATTTTTGCAGAAATCAAGAAATTAAAAGAGCAATATTAGAATGTGTAGAATTACTTAATGCTTCGGATTATGATGGAGTAAAATCTACATTAGATTCTGCATTGAAATCAGGCTACACAAGAGACATAGGTCATATATATAAAGACCAATTTGAAGAAAGATATAGTGAAAATTTTAGAAATACAGTTACTACAGGTTGGGAATGTATTGATGATTTACTTCAAGGTGGTTTAGCATCGGGAGAACTAGGGATAATAATAGCACCTGCGGGAGCAGGAAAATCATGGGTACTATCAGCTTTAGGTGCTAATGCATTAATTGCAGGAAAGACCGTAGTACATTATACACTAGAGTTAAATAAAATATATACTGCAAGGAGATATGACAGTATTATCACAGGGCTAAACAATTCAAATTTATTACTACATAAGGATAAAGTTGAGGATAAGGTAAAAAATTTAAAAGGAACTTTAATAGTAGAACAGTTTGCTGCAAAAACTGCTTCGATATTAACTATGAAATCTCATATCGATAGATGCATAGGACAATCAAATACACCTGATTTGATAATAGTAGATTATGCTGATTTATTAAAAGGTCATAATAAAGAGTTGAGATTTGAATTAAAGCAAATTTATGAGGGACTTAGAAGTTTATCAGCAGAATATAACTGTCCTATATGGACAGCTTCTCAAACAAATAGGTCAAGCCTAGATTCAGAAATTATAGAAGCAGATAAAATATCTGAAGATTATAGTAAGATAGCTATTGGTGATTTTATAATGTCATTATCACGAAGAGCTGAAGATAAAGTATTAGGTATTGGAAGATTTCATGTTATTAAAAATAGATTTGGAGCAGATGGTGTAACATTCCCGACAAAGTTTGATGCTTCTAATGGTAATATAGAAATATTCAGAGAAAATTCGGGAGATGCTATGAAAATTAAAAAAGACGTATCATCTTTAGATAGTTCGAAAAGAGCTGAAGAAAGAGAATCTTTTTACAATATGTTTGCAGAATTCAAAAATTCTTAGTGAATATATAATATTTATAGTTGCTTGAAATCATAACAAGAATAAACATTATCATGAAAAAGAAAAACATATTTGAGAGAAGAGTAAATATTCTTCCATATGAATATCCATCTTTATTAAAATACAAAGATGCTATTAGACATTCGTATTGGATTGATACAGAATACAATTTCACTACAGATATAAATGATTACAAAGTTAACATATCTGATGTTGAGAGAAGTATCATTAAGAAAACTATGTTAGCTATATCTCAAATAGAGGTTAATGTAAAAACTTTTTGGGCTGACATGTATAAGAGAATGCCCATAACGGAAATTGGTGACGTTGGTATGACATTTGCCGAGAGTGAAGTTCGTCATAAAGATGCATATGCAAGATTACTTAGAATATTAGGATTAGAAGATGAGTTTAGAACTGTCGTTGAAATCCCTGCTATAAGAGATAGGATAGCTTACCTTTCAAAATACTTAGATGGTACTCGTAGTAGAGATGATAAAATGTATACTAAATCTGTATTATTATTTTCACTATTTATAGAGCATGTATCATTATTTTCACAATTTTTGATAATGATGTCTTTTAATAAAGAGAGAAACATATTTAAAGGAATTTCAAATGTTGTAGAAGCTACATCTAAGGAAGAGGATATTCATGGAAACTTTGGTGCTGAAATTATAAATATAGTTAAGGAAGAGAATCCTGAATGGTTTGATGATGAATTTAATAGTTTGATATACTCTGCATGTCAAAAGGCATACAAGTCTGAATGTAAAATATTAGATTGGATTTTTGAAGATGGAGAGTTAGATTTCCTACCAAAGGAAACTATTAAACATTTTATAATGAATAGATTTAATAATTCTTTGAATAGAATTCAAATGGATAGTATATTTGAGGTTGACAAAGATTTATTAAAAAATGTTCATTGGTTTGATTTAGAGATTATGTCAACAAAGGAAGGTGATTTCTTTTATAAAAGACAAATAGATTATTCCAAAAAAACAAAATCCATAACTGAAGACGATTTATTCTAAACTAAACAACTGAAAAAAAAATGAATTATAAAGATTATTATTGGCTTAATGAAGATTCTAGGACATTTTTGTCAAGAGGTTACATATCAGAATCTGCTGAACAGAGAGTGAGAGAAATTTCAAAAGCAGCTGAAAGTATACTTGAAATAGAAGGATTTGCTGATAAGTTTGAAAACTATATGTCTAAAGGTTTCTATAGTTTATCGACTCCTGTATGGATTAACTTTGCAATC